AGAAAAATTGGCTATTGATATGGTTCGTGAAGAATTTGATATGGATGAAGATATGGTTGAAATTGAAGCTACGTTAACCAAAAATATTTCGTTAGAAGGAACCAAGAAAAACCCTTTACCAGCAAAATATGATATGGAATTTAAAAACCATGATGAATTGGTAACAGCAAACAAAGAAGTTCATAAAAGAAGATTTACAAACGCAATGATTCAAGGTGCTGCTAAAAAGTGTCATCATATGTTTCAAATGGTAGAAGATGAATTATCTGGTATAAATCCAAAGTTACCTAACATGTATTCTAAACTTATGGCTGCTTCTGACTATATGTATTATATTGAACCTAAAATGGAAGAAGGTATTACTGGTGGTATTGTTAGAGTTCAATTCCCAACCAAAGAAAATCCAAAGATAAAAATCATAGCTGAAGCTATGGTGTTTCCAGTTCTTATTCATGAATTGGTTAAAGGTGTTATGGAAATACTTTCGGCTAAAGGGTTACCAAAAAAGAAAATGGGTGAGTTTGTAATAAACAAAGCTGACTTCTTGGCTGCTGAGCCATGGGATATGAGAATAGGTCCAGCATTATGGAGTAGATTTACTGAAATGTTTGACCCAGAAGATTATAATTTAAAACATCATGTTTATAGTGAAATGGTTCAATTACCAGTTGATGAATTTAACAAGCAAATGAGAGAGGTTATGGCTGGTACCAAAGAAGGTAAAAAGTTAATCAAATCATTGGTTGATGAAGTTAAAAAAGAAATGTCTGGTGAAGAATTTAATGAAGCTATTCAAGGGTTTCAAAAAGAAATTGAAAACAACCATGATACCTTTAATTTGGATGAATTATTGGGTAATGGTTCAACAGAAGATGATTCATATAACTTAGAAGATTTATTATAAAAAAAGGCTCCGAATGGGGCCTTTTTTATTACAATACGTTGTTTTTGAGGTTTTAGTATATTTATATAGAAAAAACTTATGTTAACAACGCAAGAAATATTAAAAGAATATACCAAATGTTTAATGAGTCCATCTTATGCAATAGAGACTTATTTACAAACATTTGATAAAACGCAAGAAGGGTTTGTACCTTTTAAATTATTTCCTAGACAGAAAGAAATTATTGCTGCCTATGAAAAACATAGATTTAATTTAGTTACCAAACCAAGACAAGCTGGTGTATCTACAACCACAGCAGCTTATATGTCTATAAAGGTTGGATTTGCTGATGAAGATAACCCAGAAGCGGTTCTAATCATTGCTAACAAACAAGAATTAGCATTTGAGTTCTTGGCTAAAATAAAAGACTTTCTATCTCAAATACCTAGATGGGTTTGGGGACCTGAATACTATGGTAATGCTAAAAATGAAGCCAAGAGTATATTCAACACCGACTCTAAAAAAGAAATCAGACTTCCTAATGGTAGCCGTGTTAAAGCGGTAGCAACATCTAAAGATGCTTTGCGTGGATTTACACCAACATATCTTGTAATGGATGAGGCTGCATATATCGACAACGGTGCTGAAGTTTTTGGTGCTGCTCTTACAGCGTTAGGTACGGGTGGTAAAGCTACTCTTATATCTACACCTAAAGGTATGGATACTTTATATTACAAAACATACGACCAAGCCAAAAAGAAAAAGAACAATTTTAATATCATTGAAATGAAATGGTATGAAGATTTGCGTTACAACAAAGACTTGAGATGGTTTAAGGATGATGAAGTTAAAGTTGAGGTTGAATTTACATTTGAATCATATCAAAGAATGATTGCTGATGGTTGGAAACCAACATCATCATGGTATGAAGAAATGTGTTTGGGTATGAACAATGATGCTAAGATGATTGCTCAAGAGTTAGACGTATCATTTATTGGTTCTGGTGGTAGTGTTATTGGTGATGAATACATAGAATATCAAGATAAAAATAACGTTAGAGACCCTAAGTATACAGCTGGTGCTGAAGATGAAATATGGATATGGGAAGAACCACAAGAAGGACATCAATATATTATGGGTTGTTTACCACCAGACGAAAAAGTATTGACTAATAGAGGTTTGATTAATATTCAAGATGTTTCAAGTAATGATAACTTAATATCTGAAAATGGTGATTACGTTAAAATAATCAATAAACAAATTTACCCTGTTGTTAATGAAGATATCTATGAAATTACTGTTGATAATACCTTTAGAAAAACCAAGTTTACTAAAGAACACCCTATTTTAGTTAGTGATTCTAAATTAATTAGAAACTATAATAAAAAACATAAAAAGTATAAATTTAATGAAAGATATTGGGATTTAGATTTTCAATACAAAAAAGTTAGTGATATTAAAATTGATGATTGGATTAAAGTTCCTAACATATATAAAAAAGAAATAGAAATTAAAGACGTATGGGGTGATAATGTTAAAGGAAGAGAAGATTATTGGTTAAAAAACCCTTTAAATGATAAAGATTTTTGGTGGTTTATTGGTATGTGGTTAGGAGATGGTTGGGTTGGTCATTATAATAACTATGATTATTCTATATCAGTATGTTTTAATAAAAATGAAACGTACTATGTTGATAAATTGTATGAAATAGTTGGGCGATTATTTGAAAGAAAACCAACCATAATAGAAAAAGATACAACATATGAAATTGTTTTTAATTCAAAAGAGTTATATGGTTTTTTAATTAAACATTTTGGTCAGTATTCTAATGGTAAAAAAATATCTGAATGGGTTAAATATATTTCTAAAGAAAATAAAATAGAATTAATAAAAGGTTATTTTGACAGTGATGGGTGTTGGGTTAAAACTATTAAAAAAAATAAAGTTAATTCTAAAATTTCTTTTGTTAGTGTTAATTTAGAATTATTAGAATCAATTCAAGATATCATTTTCTCACTTGGGGTTATATCGTGTTTGAATAAATTAAGAGACGCTAAAGAATCAATAATTTGTGGTAAAATAACTTACCAAAAAGAAACGTATAATTTAACACTAGCTAATCATGATAGTTTAGATTTACTAAAATTATTAAATAATGATGCTTTAGACCCTAAACTTAATAAGTTTAATTTTAACCAATTTAGTATAATTACTGATAGAACAATAAAATCATGTCATTTTGATGAAAATAAAGATTTTATTTATTTTAGGGTTAAAAATATAGATAAATCAAAATATACTGGTAACGTTTACAATTTTGAATGTGATACACATACATTTATGTGTCATCACATTACAACACATAATTGTGATGTATCTAGAGGTGATGGTGAAGATAGTTCTACAATTGTTGTTGTTGATTTTACAACCATGGAACAAGTTATGGAATATCAAGGTAAAATACAACCAGATTTATTGGCTCAATTGGTTGAGGAATATGGAAATCTTTACAAAGCTTATACAGTAGTCGATGTTACTGGTGGTATGGGTGTATCTACGGTGTTAAAGCTTTTAGAATTTGATTATAAACACTTGCATTATGACAATGCAAATGGTAAGATACTTTCAGCTAGACAAAGAGAATTAACTTCTTATGACAAAGGTGATAAAATCCCAGGTTTTCACGCAACCAGTGTTCGTTTACCAATGATATCAAATTTAGAATACAAGGTTAGAACAAACGCAATAAAGGTTCGTTCAGTAAGGTTGACTTCAGAAATGAAAACATTTATATACAAAAATGGTCGTCCTGACCACCAAGAAGGTTACCATGATGATTTACTTATGTCATTGGGTATGGCTTTATGGGTTGTTGAGCATTCATTTAAAAATCTAGAAAGATTGGAAAAACAAACCAAAGCTATGTTAAATAGTTGGTCTGTGGGTGCATCAAAAAATTCACCTACTACAACTGGTATTGACCCGACTACAAATAGACAAGTTACCAGAATAAATACAAATCATATTGCATATAAAAACGTACAAGACCCTAAAGGTGAATATGCGTGGTTATTTGGTGGGATGAGATAACTAACTATTTAATTTTTTAAAAAATAGGTTAGAATTATAAAAAATAAAATTATGGCAAATAAAAATTTAACAATTTTTCAAAGATTAGGACAAGTTCTTTCACCAGACGCTCCTATGAAAAAACAAATACAACAAACACAAAAATATAACGTAGCCAAAGGTGAGTTATTAAAAACAGATAATAAAGCTGAATATGAATTAGCAAAGTTACAAGCACAACAAACAAAATATTTGGGTGGTGTTTGGAAAAAGGTTGAAAGTGGATTATTCCAACAATCGTTGAACTATGAGACAACTCGTATTGGTTCTTATTCAGATTTTGAAGCAATGGAGTTTTATCCAACCATAGCAGCAGCTTTGGATGTAATGATGGAAGAATCAACAACTCTTAATGACAAAGGTAGAATGTTAAACATCTATTCAGATAGTAAACGTGTTAAAACCATTCTAGAAGATTTATTTTTCAATAGATTGGATATACACACAACACTTCCTATGTTTACTAGAAACACATGTAAATATGGTGATAATTTTGTATTCTTAAACATCGATGATAAATATGGTGTTATTGGTGCTAAACAAATGCCAAACTATGAAATGGAACGTAGAGAAGCTGGTTTGTTTGATATGGTTTCTGGTAGAGAAGTTGCACAAAATGACCAAGAAAGAAATGACAAGGTTAAATTCTTTTGGAGAGGTCGTGATGTTGAATTTAATTCATGGCAAATTGCTCACTTCCGTTTGTTAGGTGATGATAGACGTTTACCTTATGGTACAAGTGTATTGGAGAAGTCTAGACGTATTTGGAAGCAACTTATCTTATCAGAGGATTCAATGCTAGTATATCGTGTAACCAGAGCCCCAGAAAGACGTGTATATAAAATATATGTTGGTAATATTGATGATGCTGATGTTGAACAATATGTTGATACCATCGCTAATAGATTTAAACGTCAACCAATCATTGACCCACAAACAGGTCAGGTTGATTTAAGATTTAATCAATTATCAAATGACCAAGATTATTTTATCCCAGTTCGTGATGAAAACGCTCCAAACCCTATTGATACTTTGCCTGGTGCTGCTAACTTGGACCAAATAGCGGATATTGAATATTTACAAAACAATTTATTTACATCATTACGTGTACCAAAACCATTCTTAGGTTTTAGTGAAGCAACTGGTGAAGGTAAAAATTTAGCATTGCAAGATGTACGTTTTTCTAGAACAATAAACCGTATTCAACAATCAATGATTCAAGAGCTTAACAAGATAGCTATTATACATTTATATTTGATGGGATTTGAGGATGATTTAGATAACTTTACGTTAACATTAAATAACCCATCAA